GGCCCAGCAAGACCCCATCGTGCAGATGCAGCAGAAGGAGTTGGAACTGAAGGGCCGCGAGTTGGATATCAAGGAGAAGAAGCTCATCATCGACGGGGCGGAAGCAAACGACCGCCTCGAACTCGACAAGGAGCGTATTGCTTCGCAGGAACGGATGAAGGGTCTGGACGTGGGTGCCAAAGTCTCCACCGCCAAAGCCCAGCTATCCGCCAAGGAGCAGGAAGCAGGACTGCGTATGGGCATCGAAATCGCCAAGACCGCAGCGCAAGAAGCAGAGCGGGAGACAGACCGCAAAGCACAGGCCGAAGACAAAAACTTCGACCGAGTACAACAGGCCGCACAACAGCAGCCTGAACCTAAAGGGGATGAATGATGGAAGAAGGAATGCTCGCTCACCTAGCGAGAAAGATAGACGAAGACATTGAGTCTACTACCGAAGGCTTAGCCAGTGGCGCAGCCAAAGACTACGCCGAGTATAAGTACGCCTGTGGGACCGTCCGTGGCATGCTTATGTCCAAAAACCACATTATCGAGCTAGCGCAAAGGTTGGAACACGACGATGACTAAAGAAAAGATCGCCACAAAAAGCGATATCGACATGGAAGAAGTAGCATCCAAACAGCTTCCAGAACCATCAGGATATCGCATCCTGTGTATGGTACCCAAAGCGGAAAAGAAGTTCACCAGTGGACTGATTAAGTCGGACATTACCCTCGCGAACGAAGAGATACTGGCGACAGTTCTGTTTGTCATGCGGGTAGGCCCGGACGCTTACACCGACAAAACACGCTTCCCCAACGGACCATGGTGCAAGGAAGGCGACTTCATTCTTGTCCGCCCTCACGCCGGAACACGGCTTGTTATCCACGGCAAAGAATTCCGCATCATCAACGATGACGAAGTTATCGCTACGATCCTAGAGCCAGATGATGTCAAACATGTTTAGGGGTGTATTATGACCGAAGAAAATGAGAATACAGAAGTCGAGAATGAAACTGAGGTTACCTACGAGGAACCTGAGAGTCAGGCTGAAGGCAAGGTTAAGCAGGCCTCAAACGAGGATGAGTTAGACTCGTACAGCAAAGGCGTACAGTCCCGCATCAAAAAACTTACGGAACGCTATCGTCAAGAAGAGCGTGACAAGGCTGAAGCGGTACGTTTATCTCAGCAGCTTATTGAGGAAAACAACAAGCTCAAGACTCGTGTAAAGGCCTTGGATACAGGGTATCTTTCTGAGTACGGCAGCAGGCTTGAGTCCCAGACTGAAGGTGCCAAGCGCGTTTATAAGGAAGCCTACGAGGCAGGCGACACGGACAAGATGCTGGAAGCGCAGCAGGCTTTGTCGAACATCGCCGTGCAACAGCAGCAGTACAATACTGCGAAAGCTCGGGCAGAGCAGCAGGCTAAGATGCCCGTGCAACAAGCAGCGCCTGTCCAGCAGCAGCCACAACAACAAGCGGCTCCTGTGCCGGATGAGAAGGCTGTTGCTTGGAAAGATAAGAACAAGTGGTTTGGTCAGGATAAAATCATGACCACGGCTGCGTACACTATTCACCAAGAGCTTGTCGAAGAGCAGGGGTTTGACCCGAACAGCGATGAGTACTATAGTGAAGTTAATCGTCGTATGCGTGGGGAGTTTCCGCACAAATTTCAATCGGCGAACAAATCGGGTGGAGGAAGTCAGGTCGCTTCTGCTGGTAACTCCGCATCCCGCAGCACGAAATCAGGGCGCAGGTCAGTCAAGCTATCGCATTCCGCAGTTGCGATTGCAAAGAAGCTAGGCGTACCTCTTGAAGAATACGCAAAGTATGTAAAGGATTGAGAAGATGACTGATACTAGAACACCGCGCAAGAGCGCAACACGCGAAACAGAAACGCGCAGAAAACCTTGGGCACCGCCCAGTCACCTATCCGCACCAGATGCCCCAGAGGGATTTGTGCATCGATGGATACGAGTCTCTATGCGAGGCGAGGAAGACAAAATGAATGTCAACTCCAAGCTCCGTGAAGGATGGGAACCCGTCCGTAAAGACGAATATCCTGACTATGAAGCCCCAACTATCGACGATGGTCGGTATGAAGGTGTCATTGGTCAAGGTGGACTGATGTTGTGCCGTATGCCTGTACAGACAGCTCGCGAAAGAAACGAGTACTACGGGGGCCGAACCCGCGAACAGATGACAGCTGTAGACCAGGACCTGATGAAGGAACAACATCCTTCAATGCCGATTCACAATGATCGGCAAAGTCGTGTAACTTTTGGTGGTCGTGAACGCGACTCCAATTAAATTAGAGGATTGCTCAAATGGCAAACAGTAATGGTGCCTTCGGACTACGTCCGATTGGCGTAGTCGGACAGGCTGCGAACACCACTGGTGTGACTGAGTATCGTATTGCCGCAGGCAACACTAACGCGATCTATCAAGGCTCTCCTGTTATCCCGCTTTCAACTGGCTTTATTGACATTGTTGGCGCGGCAGCAGGCGGCACAGTAGGTTTACTTGGTGTTTTCTGGGGTTGCGAATACGTTTCGTCAACAACTGGTGAAAAAATTTACTCCAACTCATGGCCTGGGTCAGGCGCGGATACTAATCATCCCGTCACAGCCTTTGTGTATGACAACCCAATGCAGACTTATGTGATCTGCTCAGATGCTTCTCTTACTAACGAAGCAACTGCGCGTGGACATGTGTTCGCAAACGCAAACTTTGCAACAGCTACTTCTGGTTCTTCAACCACTGGTATCTCTTCTGCTAAGTTGGGTGTCAGCACTATCGCCACAACCGCTGCACTGCAGCTGCGTATCATGGGTATTCAAAACGACCCAGACAACGCAGACTTCGCTGCCGCTGGTATCCCTGTAATCGTTCGATTGAATAACAGCTTTAATTCCGCCAACGGCGCGATTGTTGCTGGTACTCCATCGACCACTGGCGTTTAAGGAGGTCTAACAAATGGCTATTTCTCGCGCACAATTAGCGAAAGAGCTTGAACCAGGTCTCAACGCCTTGTTTGGTATGGAGTACTCACGGTACGAAAACCAACATGCAGAGATCTTTACAACAGAATCTTCTGATCGAGCATTCGAAGAGGAAGTTATGTTGAGTGGTTTTGGGGCAGCACCGACTAAATCGGAAGGTTCTGCAATCAACTTTGACGACGCTAACGAAGCATACACTGCTCGTTACAACCACGAAACAGTGGCGCTGGCATTCTCAATCACTGAGGAAGCTATCGAAGACAATCTCTATGATCGTCTTGGTTCGCGTTACACCCGTGCGTTGGCTCGTTCAATGGCACACTCAAAGCAAGTTAAGGCTGCTGCAGTTCTTAACAATGCCTTCACCGCTGGCGCATCTGCTGGTGGCGACGGAGTTGCTTTGTGTGCAACTAACCACCCACTTACTTCCGGTGGTACGTTTGCCAACGAACCAGCAGTAGCTGCGGATTTGAACGAAACATCTCTTGAAGATGCTTTGATCAACATCGCAGGTTTTGTTGACGAGCGTGGTCTTAAAGTTGCGTTACGCGGCATGAAGTTGATCCTCCCACGTCAGCTGCAATTCGTTGCAGAGCGTTTGATGGTTTCCAACTTGCGTGTTGGCACAGCGGACAACGATACTAACGCAATCCGTTCTATGGGGATGTTGCCTGAAGGCTATGCCGTCAACGACTTCCTTACAGATCCAGATGCGTTCTTTATCAAGACAGACGCACCTCGTGGTTTCGTCCACTTTGAGCGGACTCCAATGTCCACCAATATGGAATCTGACTTCGACACAGGTAACATGCGCTTCAAAGCGCGTGAGCGTTATAGCTTCGGCTTTAGCGATCCTCGTGCCGTGTTTGGTTCACCAGGCGCAGCCTAAGAATAGATACAGTTTGTATCTTGGGGGCAACTTCGGTTGCCCCTTTCTTTTTGTTTTATTCTTCTGTATTGTTTAGGCATCCCTGACAGTCGCATGGTGCGGCTGACATTTGCCAAGACAGGAGATCTTCATGGCTAATACAACTTTTTCGGGTCCGGTTCGTTCCGAGGGCGGATTCCAAGTCGTTTCTAAGAACGCTACTACGGGCGCAATTACTACTGTGGCAAGCACCGCGTCTACTGGTATTGTTACTAACAAGTATGTAAAGCACGTTGGTTATGCGACAGGTGTTACTGTAAACACCACCGCAGGCGATAGTCCGACCATTGGTGAGTTTACGCAACCAGCAAACACAATCATCACAAACATTAAAATCTTTTGTGATACTTCGCCCGTAATCGGCACAGGTGATATTGGTTATGAGGTTGGAACTTCTAGCTCTGGCGCACAAATTGTTGCGGCTATCGCAGATGAGATATTAGATGGTGGTACAACGGTTGTCATAGGTAACGTAACAACTACCACCTTGGTTGCTACTACTCAAAACGCAGCAACGGCTCCCGTATCGCCTCAATATACTTCTGCGGAACGTACAATCTACTGTAACATCACCAATACGGTTGACGCTACCACTGCGGGTTCGTTTACGTTCATCGTTGAGTACGTTCAGATCGCTTAATATCTAATCTGGGCGGGGACACCCCCGCCTTTTATTATAGGAGATTGGTATGGCCGATATTACGACATCAACTACGATCATCGACAACACGCATGAATGTGTATTTGCATTCCAATATCAATATGTTGACGGTGGAAACGAAAGTGCAGTCGCTAAAATAGATGTGTCTG